TGACCTCGGCCTCGTTAAACAGATTCAGGTTTTGGTTCAATACGCGCCAGTTCTTCATGGCCGTATTGTAAATGAATTATTTAAGGCGCTGCAAGTAAAGCGCCTGTAGGGCGCATACGGTGTCGTCGGGGTCACGGGCTTCGTACCACTCGCCCCTTGGCTGGAATAGCCCCTGAAAGCGTTTCTGGCCTTCTGACAGCCGCCCACCCTTGGCCTTGACCTCTATCCAGCAAATCCACGCCATGCCGTCATGCATTGGCTTGACGGCCAATAGGTCAGGGATGTCGTGCCCTGCCGAGGCGTAGTCGATGACCTCGAAGTTGGCCTTACGTAAGGCTTCTACGATGTCGGTGTGGTTGTTGTCTCGACGTTTGGCGTAGCGCATACGCCGATTATGCCGGTTTGCACCTAGCCTTCAACTTCGTCACGCCCGGCTCACCCCACAGTTCCCGCACCATCCCTCGAACGTGCGGGTCGCCATATGCCTCAGTCGCATCGTCCAGCGAGCGCAGGATGTCGCCTACGTAGTTCTTAAGCCACGATGTGCGCTCCGCACGCTGCTGCCAGTCGCCTACGCCGATTCGGGCAAGATACGCATCGGCTAACCGCAGTTTGCCGAACGGCGTGTGCTTGACGCTTTCCCAATACCGCACGTTGGCCTGTGACGCCCACGATATGTCGGTGCTATTCGTAACTGGATTATTCATTGACCTTCAGCACGCATTGAATTTGGTACAGGCGCAACGCAGGAATCTTGTCTTCCTTAAACCAGCGCAGCACAGCCTGCCGGGTTACGCCCAACGCCCGAGCAATCTCGCTCTGGGAGCCATAAATCTTCAGTAGTTGTTTCGGTGTCATAGATTGCACAGTAACAGGTGTTGACATGATCGTCAACGGGAGTATACTGCACTTCGGGGATTGGCCCCGATGGAGAAAGACATGGAAGACGATTACCGCATCTTGGCCGAGCAGGAACGTGACCGACTCATGGAGTTGCACTGCCGCGCCGAACACGCCGCCTTCAACGTCATCGAAGGCTTAAACGAACTCAACCGCATCGAAGCAGAAGGCGCTTTCAAACTGCACCAAGCATTTGCCGAGTGCATTGCTGCGATTGACGCTGCATCCGCAAAACTGAGGAACCCGCAATGAACGATAGAGAAGCCGAGGTAGCGGCTGCTTGGCTGACGTTTGCTGATTTAATTGTTGATATTGGGATTTCTGCTGCTGTTTTTTACGAACAAATGCAAAAAATGCCAGATGAAGCAAACATTGATGACGACGTTCCAGTGATGGCGTCGGAACTTCGTGGGGCATGGCAACGCATACAAATTGCTGAATCAAAACTGAGGGAATTGCAATGAAGGTCTACGAGAAGATTGCATCTGTCACCGCCGAACTATCCAAGATCGGCATTAGCAAAGACAGCAAGAACCAGTCGCAAGGCTACGCGTTCCGTGGCATCGACGCTGTGTATGGTGCGCTCTCGCCGCTGCTGTCAAAGCACGGCCTGTGCATCCTGCCTCGCGTTACCGACCGACAGGTTATTGAGCGCCAGAACCGCCAAGGCACTGCGCTGTTCTACGTCACGCTGACTGTAGAGTTTGACTTCGTAGCCGCCGAAGACGGCAGCAAGCACACGGTCATCACCGTAGGCGAAGCGATGGACTCAGGCGACAAGGCCAGCAACAAGGCTATGTCTGCCGCTTACAAGTACGCCGCTTTCCAAGCGTTCTGCATCCCGACCGAGGGCGACAACGACGCCGACTCACAGACGCATGAAGTCGCCGCAGCCACTACCGATCCTGCCGTAGAAGCAGCCGTGCAATTAGCAGCCACTATCGAGGAGTTAAACGGAATATGGAAAAGCCTAAACGCAAGCGAGCGAAAGGTGCATCTAAGCCTGTTCAGCGAGAAGAAAAGCAAGTTGGCCTCGGCGTAAAGGAGAAGAGGCTAGTGAAAGAAATACTGAGTGATGTTGAGTCATACATCGTGGCTTGGTCGCTGACCAATACCGTTGAGATGATGGAACAGATGATCGAAGAGCGTGAGTCTGGTTTGTACCCCAACGGCGTGTTTGAGAAGAACAAGGCCAAAGACCTGCGCTTGATAAAAGATCATCGGGATGCGGCCAAGATTGTTTTGTCGTGGTATCGGGTGCCCGGACATGAAGACCTATACTAAAAGATCGCGTTACAACCCACGCATTACGTTTGAGCAGTACAAGGTGCTGCGCGAGCGTAGAGCCGATGCCAAGGCCAACAAGAAGCGCATCAACTACAAACCGTTGGCGCAGGAATGGGGAATGAACCCCATGCTTATGGCTTCTGCACTGCACCGTGGCATAAAACAATACGATTACCTGCTCTGGAAGCAAGGAGAGTTGCAATGATTAGTCATCTCGCCAAACGTCCGAGCGACGTAGATCGGCCATCAACAGATGACTCGGGCTACCGCCGACTGTGGTCTGCCGTGCTGTGGCAGGCGATTAAAGATGCAGACAATGCCGATGGCCGAGGCGCTGCGTTTCACTGGATTTTTTCCCGTCGTGATGACGCCGGGTCGATGCGCTGGATTTGCGACATGCTCGACTTTGACTACAACAAGTTGCAGTCGTTGTGCATGACCCGTGATGGCCGTAAAAAAATCTTAGGGAGAGTGTGATGGAGCAAAGGACAACAGAATGGCACACCGCCCGTCTGGGCAAGGTGACTGCCTCGAAGGTGTCTGACGTAGTGGCACGCACGAAGAGTGGCTATGCCGCTACTCGCGCAAACTATATGGCGCAGTTGGTATGCGAACGCTTAACCGGCAAGCCGACTGAAGGGTTTAGCAGCGCCGCGATGGAGTGGGGCGTCGAGCAGGAAGGCGCAGCCCGTGACGCTTACAGCGCCAAGGTTGGCGAACTCGTCACCGAGGTGGGCTTTATCAACCATCCTGCAATCGAGATGGCAGGTGCCAGCCCTGACGGCTTGGTGGGCGTGAATGGTTGCGTCGAGATCAAGTGTCCGTCTACGGCTACGCACATCGAGTATCTCTTTGAGCGTGACCCGCCACAAAAATATTTTTACCAAATGCAATGGCAGATGGCCTGCACGGGTACGGACTGGTGCGATTGGGTCTCATACGATCCGAGGATGCCCGAGGAGTTACAACTGCTTGTGGTGCGTATCCCACGGGATACAGACTGCATCACCGTATTAGAGAAAGAGGTGCAAGAGTTTTTGGCTGAGTTAGATGATAAGGTTTCTAAATTGAAGGAGATGACCCTGTGAATTATGACAACACTAACCGTGGCGTGCTGTTCCCGAATGACAAGAAGGGCAACGAAAAGCGCCCGGACTTTACTGGCGACCTGAACGTGGGCGGCACGGAGTACAAACTGTCTGCGTGGAAGAAGTCCTCGAAAGCGGGCAATAACTTTTTGTCCATTAGCGTCCAGTTGAAGGAAGGCCAGCAAAGGCCGCAGAAGCCTGCGCCTGCTGCGGGGCTGACCGAGGACAACTGGTCAAAGGCTGACCTCAACGATCCGTTGGGCTTCTAATGATTAGCGAAGAAAGAGCCGAGAAAGCGCTGCGGTATCTTGTCGATACAGACGAGCCGTGCGCGCTGGCAAAGGCTGAGATGGAACGTGCCGAGTATGGCTGGAAGGCGACCCGTGAGGCCGTCTTCACACATGCCGAGGGTACGGTGGCGGAGCGGCAAGCGATTGCCGCGACCCACCACGCCACTAAGGAAGCGCATGAGCGATACTGTGCGGCTGTGGCGCTGTACTCCAAAATGGCGAACAAGCGCGATACGGAAAAGATCGTGCTGGACATGTTCCGTACACTCTCGGCCAACCGACGAATGGGCAGTCCATAAAAAAAGCCCCACCGAAGTGGGGCTAAGGACTCTCTAGGAGAATTACACGGAGAATCAAGCAATGCTCCGTGAGAATAGCAGAACAGTGGGGTTATGCAATGGATGAATATGAAAGTCTCGCGGATGGTGATGTTTCCCAGTTGGCTCCGGCTGACTGGTTTAAACGATTCGTTTACGTTGCCGAGGGCGATCTGTTTTTCGATGTGAAGACGCATCAGGACTACTCCCGGCAGACGTTTAACGCCCTGTTCCGGGGTACGCCGTGCTACTCCGTACACAACAAGGCTAGGCGCATTGAGGCGGCCACGTTCTTCGATGAGAACCGGGCTGCCATGGGTAGTTACGTCGCTAATGCCCTGACGTATGCGCCGGGTGAAACCGAGTTGCTAAAAAAGGCCGGGGTGGGCTACGTCAACAAGTGGAAGGACTCACGGCCAGCCGCACAGAGCGCGGACGTATCGCTGTGGCTAAACCACCTGCACCGGATGATCCCGGCCGACTTCGAGCGCGAACACGTTTTGAACGTGATGGCGTACAAGCGCCAGAACCCGCAGCGCAAGATCAACCACGCCGTGCTGCACACGGGTTTGCCGGGTGGTGGTAAGGACACGCTCTGGGCGCCGTTCCTGTGGTCTATTGGCGGCGGTTCGCTGAAGAACATAGCCGTGGCTAGGGCTGAAGAGGTCGCTGGCTCGTGGGGCTATACCTACGAGTCCGAGGTGATCGTGCTAAACGAGATTCGATACCGCAAGGGCGATGACCGTAGGGCGATGGAGAACAACCTGAAGCCCGTGATCGCTGCGCCGCCTGAGTTGCTGCTGGTCAACAAGAAGCAACAGCATCCGTACTATGTGGTGAATAGGATTTTTGTGCTGGCTTTCAGTAACGACCGAGCGCCGATCACGATCCCGGCTGATGACCGTCGCTGGTTCGTCATCTGGTCGCAAGCGCCACGCCTACCGGACGACGAGGCTGCAAGGCTGTGGGATTGGTACGGCAAAGGCGGGTTCGAGGCTGTAGCGGGTTATCTGGATGCGCGAGACGTTAGCGCGTTCAACCCCGGAGCCGTGCCGCCGTTGACCGATGCGAAATTGGCGATGGTCGATCTTGGCATGAGCGGCGGCGAGGCATTTATCGCTGACATGGTGCGGCAACGTCGCGGAGTCTTCGCCAGAGGCGTTATAGGCTCTCCATGGTCAGAGGTGCTGTCTGGTATTGCCGCAGGTACAGACGGCCATAAACCGTCCCGTGAGACGTTATTCGTCGCCCTGCGAGAGAGCGGCTGGAAAGATATTGGCCGGGTAATGAGCCGCGAACATCAGACCCCGAAACACCTCTGGGTGGCTCCCGAGTTGGCCGACCGTAGCAAGTCCGATATCAGGGCGATGGTCGAGGGCAAACCAGACTTGCAGATGGTGAAATAAGAGAGGGGGCGCGTAGCCCCCTCGTTTAGTCGTCGAACAGTACCGATGCAAGAACCGTCAAGGCGACGGCTATCAGGAATCCCGCCATAGTGTCGCCCTCGCAGTATCTACGCATCGCCCGAGATAGGTGATCCAATATCGACGGGTGCAGCGCGTGAGTTTCGGATAGGTTGGCTGCAACCCCCATCGTTCGTGAAACTCGGTCATAGGCGTCTGTCCGTTTCAGCGCGCAGCCTTTCAACGTACGGGGCTAGTTGCCTTATGGTTAGGTCATCGTCCCATGCGTACAAAAACGTCCGTATGGCCACTAAAAGGCGGAAGACGCGCTGTGCGTCCGTCTCCGTAGGTGGTGGCGCATCCTCTCTAAATAAATCCTCTAATTCTTGCAGAGTTGGTATGTGTGGTTTTTCCATGTGGTCACCAATAAACGGAAAGGGGGTTGATACGGCGACTAGATCGCCAGTTTGGGGGCGGTACATGGCGCCAATCGTGGCCGCGAGCGTACCAGTAGCCTAGTTGCCACAGTTTATGCAGCCGCATACGGCCTCCGCAGTTGATAGCGGGCGTATCGCTTGCCGTTCTTCGTTTCGTTAATACACTCGATATCCATTCCTTCACGGCGAAGGTCTGCGATTCGAGCGGCAAGCCTGAAGCATCCATAGTCTTGCAGAGCATCGAGCGGGGTGAGTGACCGCCCTAGAATTAGGGCGGCTCTAATCTGGTCATTCTGCGACATCGGCAGGGTCTCCTATGTTGACTTCCTCGACATCCCAATCTAATTCGCTGTGGACGGTATAGCCCGCCTTCACGATTTGTAGCGCAATCTCGGCGGCGTCGTCCTCGTCGCGTGCCTCAACGGTTACGACCTCTTGGATGCAGGTAAATAGCACCACGTCGAAGGTTTTCATGCGGCCTCCCCCGTAGCCTTAGCGATAGCGGCTCGAACCTTGGCAAGTGGTGACTCGGGGTCGATGTTGGCTGTCTGGTCGCGTGACCAGATCGCCTCGACCATTTGCAGAGCGGCAAGCAAGTCTGGAGCCGCAGACAATAGGTCGCCGGTGTATTTGCCTTTGCGTGGGCCAATGACTTCGATTTTCATGCGGCCTCCTGCGTGTTGGCTACTTCAACGGTTGGCGTCCAGCCTGACTCGCACACCCAGTAATAGTCATCGCCAAAGCCACCACCGTGGTAGGTGCCTGGCCAGCCCAAACGCTCTATGAGGGCTTGCGCGACCCTGGCGTGGTCTTTATCAATGTCTAGCGAATAATCACGCGGTAACGTCAGCGAGCCAGCCTCACACGTTGCGGTAATACGTGTACCGCGAGTATTGGTTGGGCCGTGGTAGCGGGTACGAATTGCTTGCATGATTGTTCTCCGTTTGTAATTAGATGCGAGAGATGATGGCTTTCGCAAAGCCACAGGTGACGCTATACCCGTCAGCAATACGCGAGACGCGATACTTGCGACGGTCGGCACGATAAGCGCGAAACATCTGCGCGAGTCTGCGACGTTCTACATAGGTAGCCATGTCAACGGGCGACGGGGCGAAACGAAACAAGAATTCGGTTTTCATTTTGTAATTCTCCGAGAGTTAGTTGCGGCAGTAGTCGATAAGGGCAGCGATACCGGCAGCGGTAATGCCACCGGCTCCGAGTGTAAAGGAATCTATGACAATGGCAACACAAGCAAGGGTGAAGCCTACGAACACGACAGAGTTTAAGAAGTGAGTCATGATTGGTTCTCCGTGTAGTTGGTCTCGTCAGTAGCGGCATTACCGCTAGACTGCCTCTCGGCAGTTTCGACCTGTTATCTAAACTCGGGGAGAATCTTCACCGTCACGCTAACGTCGATGCCCATGCGTTTGATGTCAGCAATGTTCTGCGCGTCAAACGTTTTCTGTTTCATCAGGGCGGCAAGTTGCTTGCCCTCTGGGCAGAATGGGTAAAACTTAATTTGTCCGTATACATTGCGTTGTTCTACTTGGATATTCATTGCTAGATGCTCCGTGTGTTTGTTGTCAACAAATACATTACACCACATCGAGCATACCTTGTCAACACAAGTTACATACACAAAACGCTAGGTATCTGTTGCGTAAGTAAGCGTAGTAGCACTATTTAGAAGTTAGCGTGAAATTTACTAACACCTAAACTGTTGAAAAGCATGGAGAAATAGTAACTGTTAGTAAAAAAGATAGAGAGTAGTGAAGTTGCAAAAAAAGTTAGTACAGTAAAAGTATAGGGAAAGAATACTTACTAACTTACTAACATTGATCGCAAATGCTTTTATTTATAGGGTTTGAGCGTTAGTAGTCGAAATGACTACAGAGCCTACCGTAGTCACTACGGATTGCTAACACCTCCGCTTGTTGCACCTACGCAACAGTAACTGTTGCATCTACGCCACAACGTAGCCATGTTGCATAAACGCAACGTGTTGCATCTACGCAACTTCCACGTATTGCAAACGATTCTGTTACGCATGATGATAACCATTCGCGTCTAGGATTGTGGTACACGCACAACAGGGTGTTGTGGCAAAACAACAGGGGGGGGTAGGGCCATGGGTTGACCGGTCACGATTACGATGCCCTCACAAAAACTTTTTAATTTTTTTAATTACGCTCTTCGCTAATAAACCTTTTACCGTTATCCTTTATTAGCAACGTCTGACCAGATGCGCTGGTAGCGACCGAGAGGTAACTGAAGGAAAGGATTCCATCATCTAAGGCACTAAACGTATCCCTAGACGCTTCCGCCTCGGCACACAGGCTCCACGGACGTTGGAGATCGCGGCCTCCCGGCAGGATCACCCTGCACGTTGCTACTCCCCTTCCTTCCTTGCCAAACCTTCTGTTACAGTCTCGGTATGCCGATACAGATGTCTGAGGCAGAGTGGTTAGAGTTTGCTGCCAAGGCTTTGGTGTGCCGATCTTGCTTCTGGGCTGCTCAAGTGACTAGGGTTGCTGAGAAGGTCTGGTGTGCCCACGCTGTCCACCACGGATGGATGTCTGACGTTCCCGCCTGTTCTGGCAAAGAGTTCCGGTATGAACCTCGTAACAGAATCCTTTAAGTCCATTCCTTTTGCGCCTCGTGAACTGAAGGCATCGCCGGAGGTTCTGCAAAAGATTTACGATGCCGCCAAACTCGGGCTAAAGGGTGACGCCTTGGCTTTTGCGGCTGGGTTGCTGCCCGTTGAGTACCGTAGACTCTGCCAGTTAGATAACGCGGCTGCGGTCGCCGAGGGGAAAGGTCGTGCGGACTCTGAGGTTGAGGCGGCGACTCAATTGCGCTCTGCCGCGCTTGAGGGAGATAGCAAGGCAGCCCTCGCCCTGCTGCAACATCTCCACGGATGGATGGCACGAACTGCCGTTCAGGTGGATGTTAAGTCGCAAATCAGCATCGTTGCGGCATTGCAGGAGGCAGAGTCTCGCGTCTTGGCACACCGAGTATTGCCGAATACTGAGGCTCCACTAGATGCTATAATTGACGAAGCCCCGAACCGTTCCAGCGGATCGAGGCTTCTTACCAATCAACCTGAGCAAGAGGCTGAAAATGGCTCGCAAGATTCTAACGCAAGAGCGCCTGAAAGAGTTGCTGAACTATGACCCAGCAACCGGCGTATTTACGTGGCGCGTTGCAATTCGCGGAAACGTCAAAGTCGGCCAACAGGCGGGGAACCTTCACCCGAAAGGCTACGTGATTATTAGCGTAGACAGGCGCCTTACAAAGGCCCACCGGCTTGCGTGGTTGTACGTGCATGGCGAGATGCCGCCTGCCGAACTAGACCACATCAATCGCATTCCGAACGACAACCGCATCGCAAACCTTCGCCTTGCTGACCGATACACCAATACCCAAAACACGCGTATGCAGAAAAACAACACTTCTGGGTACAGGGGCGTGTCTTGGCACAAAGGTCAGCGAAAGTGGCGGGCGCGAATTAGTATCCGTGGCAAGATGAACGAATTGGGGTATTTTCATTCCAAGGACGATGCCGCCAAGCGATACGAAGAAGTGGCTAGGGTCCATCATTCTGTGCGGTATCAGTAATGCAACAGCCGATCTATAGCCCCGAAGAAGAAGAGTTGCTGATGAGCAAACTCTGGTCGCCCGTGATTAAGGACGACCCAGAGGCCTTCGTGCTACTCGCTTTCCCTTGGGGCCAGAAAGGCACGCCTCTCGAACACTTCAAGGGTCCGCGTAAGTGGCAGCGCGAGATACTGCGCGACATCGCCGGGCACGTAGCCAAGAACAAGACTGCCACTTCTTACGAAGTCCTGCGTATGGCGACGGCTTCCGGTCGCGGTATCGGTAAGTCTGCGCTGGTGTCGTGGCTAATCCTCTGGATGCTGAGTACCCGGATTGGCTCAACGACCATTGTGTCGGCTAACTCAGAAGCGCAGTTACGCTCGATCACATGGGCAGAAATCACCAAGTGGGCAGCGCTGCTGATCAACTCGCATTGGTTTGAGATTAGCGCCACCCGCGTGATGCCAGCCAAGTGGCTCGCAGAACTCGTTGAACGTGACCTTAAAAAAGGTACTCGTTACTGGTCCGTTGAGGGTCGCCTGTGGTCCGAAGAGAACCCCGACTCATATGCCGGTGTCCACAACTTCGACGGCGTTATGGTGATCTTCGACGAAGCCAGCGGTATCCCTGACCCCATCTGGTCGGTGACGGCAGGCTTCTTTACGGAGAACACCCCGCACCGTTTCTGGATGTCCTTTAGCAACCCCCGTCGTAACGAGGGCTACTTCTTTGAGGCGTTCCACTCTAAGCGTGCGTTCTGGAACACCCGCAACATTGACGCTCGCACCGTTGAAGAAACCGATAAGTCGGTGTATCAGCAGATCATCGACGAATACGGCATCGACTCACCGCAAGCCAAGGTGGAAGTCTATGGAGAGTTTCCGTCAGAAGGTGACGACCAATTTATACCGCCTAGCCTTGTGGATCAGGCCATGGCTCGTAACAGGTATAAGGACGAGACAGCGCCACGAGTTATCGGAGTCGATCCGGCGCGAAGTGGAGCGGACTCGACGGTTATCGCAGTCCGACAGGGCCGTGACATCATCGCCATCAAGCGCTTCAAAGGAGAAGACACGATGGAGATTGTTGGCCGAGTTATCGACGCGATTGAAGAATACCAGCCCACACTCGTCGTCCTCGACGAAGGCGGACTAGGCTACGGCATCCTTGATCGCTTGAAAGAGCAGCGCTATAAGGTAGTGCGTGGCGTTAACTTCGGATGGAAGTCCAAGACCCCGGCTATGTGGCAGAACAAGCGTGCAGAGTTGTGGGGCGAGATGAAAGCGTGGCTGAAAGACGCTGCGCTACCCAATGATAGGCAGTTAAAGGCTGACCTCACAGGACCAAAACAGAAAATTAATTCCTCTGGCTCCATCTTGTTGGAGTCGAAGAAAGACATGAAGGCGCGTGGCCTTGCATCGCCTGACGCTGCTGATGCCATCGCCGTCACGTTTGCGTATCCAGTCGCGCACCGCGAATACCGCGAGCGACCGCGCACGATTACCACGAGCCGCGAGAGCGGCATGATTAATACTTGGATGGGTGCCTAATGGCCAAGAAGTCTGTCAGCCTCTCAGTTGGTAGAGGAGAAAAGCAGCCCGTGTCAAGAGGGGCTGGAT